TCAAATGCCTATCTCTTTCTCGCGTATTCCTGCAAATTGGAGGTTGCCTTTGTACTGGGTCGAAGTCGATCCTTCGAAGGCTGGTCTCTGGAGCTTGAATCAACCGGCGCTGCTGGTCGGTATCATGACCGCCACTGGCATCGCCTTGCCCGATATTGCGATCCCGATCGGCTCGCAGGCACAGGCCGATCTGCAATTCGGCCAGGGCTCGCATCTCGCGAATATGTTCAAGGCGTTCTTCAACAACAACTTCGCCAACGAGGTCTGGGGCCTGCCGGTGGCGGCAGCGTCCGGTGGCACGGCGGCGAGTGGCACCATCACGGTCACCGCGAACGTCTCCGGCCATGAGGCGGGGACCATCAATCTCTATATCGGCGGCACTCTTGTCCCGGTGAACGTTGGCGCGGCCGATGACGTGCTCACGATTCACAGCGCGATCGCGGCGGCGATCAACAATAACTTTGATCTGCCGGTGTCCGCCGTCGGCGTGGCCGGAATGGTCACGCTGACTTGCAACTGGGTTGGCACCAGCGGCAACGACATCGACTTGCGCGACAGCTACTATGGCCGCATGGGCAGCGAGGAGTTGCCTGCAGGCATCACCGTCGTCTACAGCAGCAATGGCATGCTCTCGGGCGGCGCTGGCGTGCCGCTCTTCGACACTGCGATCAGTAATCTCGGCGAACGCAACTTCGAATACGTCGCTATGCCGTTCACCGATTCAACCTCGCTGCTGGCGTGGGAGACGGAATTCAGTTTCGAGGATCAGGGCCGCTGGGGCTGGATGCGTCAGCTTTTCGGTCACATTTTCTCGGCCAAGCGCGGCGACTATCCGAGCTTGCTCGCGTTTGGTGAAACTCGCAATAGCGGCGTGACGTCGATCATGAGTGTCGAGGTGGCGTCGCCGACTCCGGTCTATGAGTGGACTGCATGTTACACTGCTAAGGCGCAGCGCGCCTTGATTAACGATCCAGCGCGTCCGTTGCAGACACTCGAATTGACCGGCGTGCTGCCAGCGCCGCTGCACGAGCGTTTTAACCGGCCGGAAATGAATGCGCTCGCCGGTTCCGGCATGGCGACGCAAGAACCCGACGGCTCGGGCGTGCCGATGATCCTGCGGGAGACCACGACCTATCAGCTTAATCTTTACGGTCAGAGTGATGATGCCTATGAGTTGGTCACCACGCTGGCGACGCTGGCGCGCTTGCTGCGCAATCAGAAGCAGGCGATCACGACGCAATTCCCCAGGCACAAGCTGGCCGACGACGGCACGCGCTTCGGACCTGGGCAGGCCATCACCACGCCCGGCTTGATCAAGGCGGAGTTGGTCGCGCAGTATCGGCAGGACATGAACAACGGCCTTGTCGAGAATATCGGGGCGTTCAAGGCCAACCTCTTGGTCGAGCGTGACCCTAATAACCCGAACCGCGTGAACGTGCTCTATCCGCCAGACCTCATCAATCAGTTGCGCGTGTTTGCCGTGCTCGCGCAATTCCGGCTGCAATACGATCGCGGTGTCGATCTCGGCATTGGCGGGACGCAGACCATGCTCGCTGCGGGTGGCGGGGCGTAACCGCGCCCCATCTCCTTCCCATCAACTCTCAAAGGAGTAAATATCGATGGCCCAAAAATTCGCTGGTATTGCTTTTGTTTTCGTCGCAGGCGTTCAGCTTAGCTTGCGTGGTAACTTCACAGTGTCACCGTCGCCGGTCGAGCGCACGATGATCGCCGGTCAGGATGGCGTGCATGGCTATCAGGAATTGCCGCGCGTGCCGTACATTGAAGGTGACATCTCGACTATGCCCGACCAGTCATTGGAGGGTCTCGACGGTATGACTGATGTCACCGTGGTGGCGCAACTCGCCAGTGGCTGGCAGTACACATTGATCAGCGCAACGTGCAAAGCTGCGCTGGAAGCCAATGCCCGCGACGGTCAGGTGCGCGTGCGTTGGGAAGGCATCTGGTGCGAGGAAATCCCGCTCGGCTCGGGCGGCGCACCGACGTTGACTGAATCGGCCGCCAAGTCCAGGGCTGGTGCCTTGGCGGGATAAAATTAAGGAGGATGCATGAATCAGCAAACTGCGCGCGAGGGTTTTGTTCGACCCGTCGTCAGCAATGAGACGGCGGACAACAATAGGGTCAACGGCAAGGTCATCGAGCATGAGCCAGTCGTTGCTGCGCCTGCGCCCGCGCCTGAGCCTGATCCTGAACCGTATAAGGAGACGTGGCCAGTCAAGGTGAAGCTTATGAACAAGTCGATCCGAGGGCCACGAGGCGATCAGGTGAACGAAATTTCGTTCCGTGAACCGACAGGCGGCGACATTAACCGTTACGGCAATCCTTGCGTCGTCGACCAGGAGGGCAATGTCATCATTCTCGATCGCAAGATGATCACGATGATGGCGGCGCTTTCTGGCATCCTGCAGCCCTTCCTTGAAGCCATGGACCCACGCGATTACAACTCGTGTGCGTATCGGTTGCGCGGTTTTTTTATTCCAAATCCGGAGGCTTGGTAGAGAGTCGTAATCTCACTCTCGACTGCTATCGATTGGCGAAATTCTACCACGTCTCGCCGACCACCTTCCTTGATATGCCACTCTCTGAAGTGTTCACGCATCTCGTGAATACGATCGATCTTCAGCAAATCAGCGATCGAGAAAGCGCACTCGACGATGATTGACGCGGGCTCGTAATGGCTAGCGAATTTGAAGAATTAAAACTGACCGTCAGCCTCGTCGATACTGCGTCGGCGGGGCTTTCGAATATTCGTCAGCAGCTTGTCGGGCTGACGCAGACGGCTGGACAGACTTCCGCTGCATTCAACCAGTTGACGCAGTCGGCGGAGCAGATGGGCAAGACGACGCGGGATGCCGCGCCGCATGCCAATACTTACGAGAGGTCGCTCAAATCGCTCGGCAAGTCGACTGAGGAAACCGCGCGCGGCTTGGCGCAGATGGCGCTCGCCGCTAAGTCGGGCATGGGTTCGTTCCCGCAAATGGCGCTCGGTCTGCGAGAAGCAACAACCGGCTTGTCCGGATTCGGTGAAGCCATGGGCGCGCTCGCGCCTGCATCGCGCGTGGCAGCGGTCGCGATCGGCGGCGTTGCGCTCGGCGTGGTCGCCGTGGGTGCCGCCGTCGTCGCCTACGGCGTCTCAGTCTTCAAGTTTGCCAAGGAGATGGATTCGCTCGGCCGCACGGCCAAGACGCTCGGCGTCAGCTTCGCGGAAATCAAGCTCGCCAGTGAGGCGACCGAGCGCTACGGCGAATCGGCACAAGTCGCGATCTCGAACATTAAGGGCTTGCAGGACGCGCAGACTGATCTGATGGCGAACGGCTCGAAGCTGCGGCAGGCTTTGATCGGTGAAGGCGTGCCGCCGCAGGTCATCGACAGCATCCGCAACACCAATGAGGAGTGGCGCAAGCAGAATATGATTCGCGAGTATGGCTTGCGAGTCGAGCAAACGTGGCTGCAGCGCAATCCGGGCGACACGATGGGGGCTCGCGGTCAGGCTAACCGGTTCGCGGCGGCCTTCGGCCAGGACGCCGGGATTTACGATCGGCCCGCGCGCATCGCGCCGACGGCGGAAGAACTGGAGCGCATGAAGGGTGTCGCCGAGCAATCCCGCATCGTGATGGCGATGTGGGGTGAGACCTCGCAGTTGATTCATAACATCACTTTCGATGCGCTGAAGGCGGGCCTGCCGATGCTGATCGGGGCGCTCGACGTGATCCAGAAGACCATCAACCTGATCGGTTCCGGGCTCGACAAGCTCGGCGCGAACATGGGCTGGATCGTGAAGTTGATCGGAGTGTTTGTCCCGGGCGTCGGCTTGCTCGATGCTTTGAGTGCGGGCGGCAAGGAGAAGCTCAAGAGTGTCCCGGGCGCGCAGGGTAGTCTCGAAGGTGCGGCAGGCCTTGGTGACATTCCTGGCGGCAACGCCGCCGGTCCCGGCACCGCCGCCGGTCCCGGCACCGGCCCGGGTGCGGGCCAGACTACGCCGTTTACGATGCCCGGTCAGACCACGCCGTTTAATTCCGGATCGTTTCGGAAGCAGAGCTTTCAGAGCGGTGGCGCAGTCGGCACCGATCCAGTTCTGCAGCACGCCAATTACCAGAGCACGGAGTTGAACGAAAAAATTGGCAAGAACATTTCCGAAATTGCCAAGCTGACGACGCAGGTCGAAAAGCTCAACGCCTATCTCGAACGCGCCACGACGGCGGGCGGCTACGGTCCCTACATCGGCGGCGGCGCGGCTGTGAGCGGTGGTCTCGCAGGCGCGGCGGGTATCAATGATATCGGCCGCAATGTCCCGGGCTCGACACCGGGTAGCACTGGCCAAGGCTACAGTGGTGGCGGAGGCGGTGGAGGCGGCGGAGGAGGAGGAGGAGGGGGTGGCGATGGTGGACGGCGCGGCAACGGCACCACGTCGACGGCGGGCAACGGCAGCACGTCGGGCGGCAACGGCGCGACGGCGGGCAGTGGCGGCTCGGGCCAGGAGTTGAATGGTCCGCAAGCGCTGGCGATCGCGCGCCAGCATCTCTCTGAAGATGAAATCAAGGACAACGGCAAGCTTTCCGAGTTTTTTCAAAAGAACGACATCAAGATTAACCCGGCTGCGGTTCCGTGGTGCGCGGCCTTCGTCAACGCGACGCTGCACGAAGCGGGCGTGAAGGGTACTGGTTCGCTGGCGGCGGCGAGCTTCATGGAATACGGCAAGGCGGTTTCGCCCGACGATATTAAGGCGGGCGATCTCGGCGTGTTTCCGCATCACGTCGGCTTCCTCACTGGCCAAACTCGCATGCAGGGCGGCGTGCTGCAGGCCGAGATGCTCGGCGGCAACCAGGGCGGCACGGCCTCCGGAAGGGGCGGCGTGTCGACGTCGTGGCGCAATGTCCCGGGAATGACGCTGCGGCGGCCCGGGTACGGTGACGGCAAGCCGAAGAGCCTGGAGAACGCGGCAGGCCTGAACGACATTCCGGGCGGCGCGGTTCGTGGTGGTGGTGGCAGTAGCGGCGGTGGCGGGGCTAGCGGCGGTTATGACGATGGCGCAGGCGGCGTCCCGACATATGCGCAGAGCGAGCGTGACAACAGATCAATCCCGGCATCGCAGCGCTACAACAATCCCGGGGCGCAATGGCCAAGCAAGGAGACTGAGAGGTTTGGTGGAGTTAAAGCCAATGAAGGCGTGATCGGCGGCGGCAACAAGATTGCATGGTATCCAACTCCGGTCCACGGCCTCGCGTCGAACATCGCGCTTGCACAACGTCTCTATGTTGGCAAACCAATCGGTGCGGCGATTAGCAAATGGTCCAATGGCGGACGCAATTCGGTGCCGGGCTATGATTCCAATCAAATCCTGACTCCTGAAATCGCTAACGACCCGAAGTTCTGGCAAGCGATGTCGCATGCCGAGTCAGGGAGGAACACGGTCTCGCGCGGGCAGGTTACGCGAGCCATGGAAATGGTGAGGGCTGGCAGCGCGGAAGCCTATGAGCGACAACAAGTCGATCGCGGCGTGCTCGACCGCAGCGGCATTGATCGCGCCAACGGCGGCGGCGCGCAGACCCACACCGGCAAGCTCGACGTCGATGTGAAAGCACCGCCAGGATCGAAAGTGAATTACGCGGGCACCGGGCTCTTGCGACCAACCAGCATGCAGCGGCAAGTACAGATGCCGGAAACCGAGCGCGGCCCGACTGCGGCGGGCACGGCGGCGCAGTATGTCGCGTCGCAAGGTGGCGGTGGTGGTGGTGGCGGCGGAGGAGGGTGGTAGCGAATGGCTAGGATCACCGAACTCGCATCCGGTATTGCGTGGCGTGGCAAGCTGATGCCAGCATTGTTTCGCGGCGCGCGTTTTCATGTTGATACTGGCGTGCGTGAATCTGGCCGCCGCATCGTCCCGCATGAATTTCCCAAGCGTGATACGCCTTATGCCGAGGACATGGGCCGCAAGGCGCGCGACTTCACGGTTCGCGGCTACATCATTGTTTACCCAAAAGACGTGCTGGCGATGGACCTGCAAAAGAAGAATTACTTGCCGGCGCGCGACAAGCTGATCCTGGCGCTCGAAACTGAAGGCCCCGCCGACTTGCAACTCCCCTTGCTCGGCGTCATGAAATGCGCTGTGCAGCGCTATCGCTGCACCGAGGAAGATCGCTTCGGCGGCTACTGCGTTTTTGATATGACGTTCACCGAATATGGACAGGCCCCCGCGCAGGGCAATCGCAACAGCGCTGCGGGCGTCAATTATTCTGCCACCGAGGGCGCAACCCTCGTGATGACGCAACTTGAATTGATGATCAATCAAGAGATATCGCAGCAACCGAGGCAGCCTGTGTTCAATCCTAATAATCCGCAA